GATATCAGCTTCTATGAAAGAATCTGATGACGGAGAATTTGGTCTTTCTGATGAAGAACGGCGTCAATTATTAGAAGACGCGGAATCAGAAATCGAAAAATTGCAATCAAATAGTAAGGAGACCGATGGCAAACAATCTCAATCTACAGATAGGCCAAGTAGTTCAGACCTCAAACCCAACTCAGTTTGATCGATTTACTGATAAACAAAATATAGAGTTACAACCTGGAGCAATTCGTGTAAGACTGAGATCGTTGCCTACTACACCTGCAACAGAAGTAACGGCCATTCCTGCAAATGCAAATTATTTACATGTCCCATTATATGGAGAACAAGTCATTATATTTAATGCAATATCCGGACGTACTGAAAATATAAAAACTGGTCAGTTTTATTATATGTCAATAGTAAATGTACATGGTCAGGTGAATAATAATATAATGCCGTTTATTCAAGATACCCGAGTCAATACAAAAAATTATACAACTAACGGTATATCATCGACTAATAAATCAAAAATACCGGAACAAGTATCTTTTGAATCACGTAATATTGTTACTATACAACCATATCAAGGTGATACAATTTTACAAGATCGATTTGGATCATTACTACGATTTTCTAGTACGCATCGAGAGTTAAATGCATATTCTCAAAAGCCTATATGGCAAGGATCGAAGATTGGCGACCCGTTTATATCACTAACATGTGGTCTAGAAGGAGCACGCAAATCCGGATATTATACAATTGAAAATCCAGATAAAGATGCAAGTTTAATTTATTTATCTTCAACTCAAAAAATAAATAATTTGAAATTAGCACAGCGTAAAATAGGATTACAAACTAAACCATTATCATCTTATACGACTCCTCAAGTAATTATTTCATCTGATCGATTAATATTTAATGCTAAGCAAGATGAATTAGTGTTGGTATCAAAAAAAGATATTAAATTAGCAACACCGAACTGGTCGGTAGATGTTGATAATCTTATAACTCAGTTAGAAGCATTAGTAACTGCTATAACTAAAATAACACATCCTACAGGTGTAGGACCATCCGGGCCTCCTATAAACATTGCTGACTTTGCAAAAATATTAACAGAGATAAAACGGATGAAGCAATAATGAATAAACCATCATGGCTTTCAGCTGAGCTTCAAGGAATAATAGATAATAATAGTCCATTAAATGGTCTAAAATTAGGTATTGTACTGGCTAAATTCTCATTGACTATCATTCCTCCTACGTTAGGCGCAGCTACAGGAATTATCCCCGCCATGCGTACATACAATTCGGCACTGCGGTATGGTAAAATTAAAGGTATAGAAGATGCTGTTAATACATTTGCTAGACAAAACGCAAATGGCATGTCGACTATATCAGGTGGATTATTTACTGGTATTGCTCCACCACCACTTAAAGGTACTCAACCATTATATGTTGCCACTACAGTTTTAAAAAAAGATAAAAAATTTTTATGTGATGCATTAGCAAAAGCTATTTATATAAATTGGACTTTAGGTAAATCAATATTTACACCATTTGGAACTACTATACCTACCTGGAATATTCCATTTCTTTCAAAACGAATTAAAGATGAGGCAAAAGACCAAGGTGTAGATATAGCACAAATTACGTTACAAGCCAAATCTGCGGTACAAAAATCAATTGCACAAGCTAATCGTGAAATTACATCATATGATGTAGAAGAATACCAAAAACGTTCTAGTCAAATCGACTAATTTATTAATCTAACATATTTATTAAAAAGGATATTACTATGAGTTCAAAGTCATTTGTAAAGTTATTACGAAAAATTATTAAAGAAGAAGTTCAAGGAGCTGTTCGTGAAGTATTAAATGAACAACGTCCTAACCATAATCATATTATTGAACATGGTATGAACTTGTCACATGTTACAGAAAATCCAATGCCTAATGCTCCGATTGCAAAAAAACAATTTACAAAAAATTCAATGTTAAATGATTTGTTAAATGAAACTGCAGCCGCACCGCCTTCTCAAGAAGCTATGGATTGGAGTGCGTCAAATTTTAAATCTGAAATGTCAAATACGTTTAATATGCCAAATTCTGGAACTCCTAATGTTGTGCCAACAACTGGTATTAATGGAGAAGCAGTTAATATGAGTAATGAGAGTGTAGCATCTACAGTTAATGCGATGACAAAAGATTATTCTGCATTAATGAAAGCTATAGATAAAAAGAAAATGAATAGATAATGGCAAGACCGGTTTATAAATATCAACCTATTAATAATACACCAGATGTTGCGATTGGTGTATCGTTACCATTTAACAATTCAAGTAAACGACGATCAATTGAAAGTCATTACACATCAAGTAGTTTAGATGGTGCATCTGTATTCAATTTAACGTATACAACTGAAGAGCAAGTTATATCAAATTTAAAAAATTTGCTGTTAACTCGTAAAGGCGAACGGTACATGCAACCTAATTTTGGAACAAATATTTATAGTATTTTATTTGAAAATAATACTGAAGATATGAAAGCCGTATTAAAAAATAGTATAACAAAGGATATTGAATATTGGTTACCATATATTACAATTAATGATATAAAATTAACTACTAGTACAGATGGCCATTCGATAACAATATTATTAAAATTTCAAATAACTAATATAGGAACAAATTTAGTTATTAATATTATTGCGTCTGAAAATACATTTCAAATATCAGATGCTGAATTAGATACTACATTAGAGTTACGTCAAATTAGTAATGGATATTAAGGAAGGGGTAATATGAGTAACTTAATTAAAAAAGATGTAAAATACTTAAATAAAGATTTTGCCCAGTTTAGACAAAATTTAATAAACTTTGCAAAAAATTATTATCCAGATACATACCAAGATTTTAATGAATCATCACCTGGTATGATGTTTATTGAAATGGCATCATATATTGGTGATGTATTATCGTATTATACTGATACATCTTTTCGTGAATCATTATTATCTACTGCACGTGAAGATTCTAACATATTAATGTTATCAAATTTATTTGGATATAAACCTAAATTAAATTCACCCGCAACATGTAAATTAGATATATTTCAATTAGTAATAGCTTCCGGAACAGGTGATTCAGCAACTCCAGATATGAATTATGCGTTAACTATTGGTTCAAATGTTGAATTAGAAAGTGAAGAAGGTATTATATTTAGAACATTAGAACCAGTAGATTTTAACACTGATCCAGATATATCTGTATATGAAATAGACGAATCTGGAAATGTTGCGAGATATTTGTTAAAAAAACAAGTAACTGCAGAATCTGGTCAAATAAAAACATTGACTTTATCATACAATGATCCAAAACCATATGATAAAATAGTTTTACCAGAATCAAATATTATTAATATTATAGATATAATCGATTCGGCTGGTAATATATGGCATGAGGTTGATTATTTAGCACAAGATACTGTATTTGAAGATATCGCAAATATACCATTCAATGATCCAGAGTTATCAGAACATAGATCATCTGTACCGTATATTTTAAAATTACGTAAAACACCAAGACGGTTCATTACAAGGTTGCGTGATGATAATAGATTAGAAATATGTTTTGGTTCTGGAGTATCATCTGATCAGGATGAAGAAATTATACCAAATCCAAAAAATGTAGGACAAGGATTAGAATATTTAAAACGTATTACTAGCGATTCAATAGATCCGTCTAATTTTTTATACACAAGTACTTACGGATTAGCTCCTTCTAACACTACATTAACTGTACGTTATAGCATAGGTGGAAATATCTCTGATAATGTCCCTTTAAATTCTATAACAAAAATAAATAATATTACATATTTAAACGATAATGGTACAGTTGATTTAACAGATTCTCGTGCATCTGTAGCAGTTACAAATTCAGAACCGGCTGTAGGTGGGAAAACAAAACAAGATATTGAAGGTATAAGACAAAATGCAATGGCCGCTTTTGCTGCACAGAATCGTGTAATTACACGTGAAGATTATATTGCAAGAGTATATGCAATGCCATCAAAATACGGATCAGTATCTAAAGCATATATTACGGCAGATACTCAAATAAATACAAATGATAAAACATATCCAGCAGAAACGTTAGAAAATCCGTTAGCATTAAATTTATATTTGCTATCTAGAAATTCTTTAGGAAATTTTGTTGAACCAAATTCTGCATTGAAAGAAAATATAAGAACATATATATCTGAATATCGTATGTTAACAGATGCAATTAATATTAAATCTGCATTTGTTATTAATATTGCAGTTGATTTTGAAATTATAACTAGACCTAATGAAAATAGCAATGAAGTAATATTAAAATGTATAAGTCGATTAAAAACAATGCTATCAAATGGTAGAATGCAGATTAATGGACCTATAGATTTATCATCAATGATGTCTGAATTAGATAAAATTGAAGGTGTGCAAAGCGTTGTTAATTTTGAATTTACAAATAAAACTGGTGGTTCATATTCATCAAATGTTTATAATGTAAAAAATGCTATAAAAAATAATATTTTATATCCATCTTTAGATCCTAGTATTTTTGAAATAAAATATCCAAATTCTGATATAAGAGGTAGAGTTGTTAAAGTTTAAGGAATATAATGTATAGAATATTTTACGCAGAAAGGAATGCTACTTTATTTGAAAAAACTCCAAATAAAAATACTGGAGTAGATCAAGTATTAGAACTTACAAAATTACAATCCGGATCTGGTAGATCTGATGGTAGATATCGTGATAGCACTTATAATTCTAGAATCTTAATAGATTTTGGATCTGAAATAAATGCATTATCAACTGCAATTGCAAATAATGAAATACCGCCAATTGGTGATAATTTAAATTCTGCTTCCATATACTTATCAATAAAATCATCTAATGCATCGGATTTAATACAACAGTATAATATTAAAGCATTCCCAGTTTCAGAATCATGGTCTCATGGGCAAGGCTATAAAAATGATAATCCAGAATCGACATTTGGCGCTTCTTGGTATTTTCGTGATTCAAAAAATGCGAAGACATATTGGAATACAACTAATGGACATAGTAGTAATCAACGCGGGTTGTCAGAAAAAACAAATGGCGGCGGTTCATGGATTACTGGATCTACTTTTGAAGCTTCCCAATCATTTTATAATCAAATACCAGATATACGTATAAATGTTTCAGATATTGTAGATAATTGGGTTAAAGGTAATATTACTAACTACGGATTTATTATTAAACGACCGTATTCTGATGAAATATCTGGCGAATCACTTGGTTCTATAAAATTCTTTAGCCGAAATTCGCATACTATATTTGTTCCTAAATTAGAAGTTGTATGGGATAATGCTATATTTACAAATACTGGATCTTCTGAAATTAATGCAGATTCATATATACCATATTTTAAAAATATAAAATCTGAATATAAAACTTCTGAAATTGTAAAATTACGAATAGGTGTACGACCTGAATTTCCTATTAAATCATATACAACTTCATCATTTTATTTAACTAATGAAAGATTACCAACGTCGTCGTATTATAGTATAATTGATTCAGTGACAAATGAAATAATTATTGCATATGATACTTTAGGTACTCAAATTGATTGTGATATAAATGGCAGTTTCTTTAAACTACGAATGGATTCATTTATGCCAGAGCGTTATTATAAAATACAATTAAAAATAGAAAGAAATGCCGGCGATGATATACAAACATTTGATGATTTTTATTTTAAGGTTGTTAACTAATGATAGATCGTTCTAAATATAAACAATACAATTTAACACAAACTAAAGAATCCGGAAAAATAGATTCTGCATTTGATTATTTTATTGACACTAATGATTCGGAGCAAATTGAAGATGAATTTATTTCTAATGTCAAAATATCTGGCGATTATCATGACATGATGTTAAAAGAAGATATAGAAATTGCATTTCAATCTGCAGAAAATGAACCAGTAATAATTCCTAATTATGAAACATTGGAAGTTATGTTAGTTGAACGTGGATTGACTTACGATGCAATACGTGTTCAAACAAATATAGATGATTTTATATATAATAATTTATATTCGTTAGATGACCGATCGGAAGAATATAGTAATGTTATTAGATTTGAAAGTGGTTATAGACCAGCCTTCCCATTTGTAAGAGATCCTGGCAATTATATAGATGGTGATGATTATGATGAACAAGTATATCAGAAACAGACATATCTAGAAAAACTTCGTGAGCGATTTGAAGGTAATATGATTATTTTAAATACCAACGGAGAACTTGAAGTAGAATCATTACGAATGATGATTTACGGAGAATGGCGCCCGGTTGCATTTGCTACAAGAGATAATGGCCGAGCATTTCCAGAAACAACTACATTAGAATATTATAATCATATTTATGGATTAGAATTAGAGTATGATGCAACGGCAGATTGGTTTGATAATGATTCGGTATTAAATGTAATGATCGATCAAGGAGTAATTACTAATCTACGAGATGATGGTAGTAATTCACCGGTATGGAATGATTTTAATCATTATAGTTTTGATGAAGGTGGCCGACGTGGTATAGATAATACAGATTATGTACAACTTGGTCGATATCAGCGATATCATGATACAACAAATAACGAAGTGTTTAATTTAGAATATATGCAACCATATGAACCAGCTGGTTCAGAGTTGTATTATAATGAGTATGGTGGATGGCAGCAAGTACAATAAATAATATAAGAAAGTCGTTAGCTAAAGCACGGCAGAAAGCAAGAAATACAGTAAAACGTATGACTCAGCCATTAGTTAAAGATGGTACGGTAGAGATACATTACTTCACTCCTGGAGAAGATCCTCGTTATATTGTTGGTGGTGTGATATCACAAGGATATGAATTTGATACTAACAAAATTTTAATCGATCACGCAGAAGTTTTAGAGACTTTTAATATACGTCGTGGTAATTTTGATGCAACAGTTAATATTCATAATCCAATATTAGGTTCTGAAGAATTTCCTATGATATACCTTAAAGAGATATCTC